TAATTTCAACATTGTTTTATTTGTATTTATCTAAAAAAGAATCTTTTTCAGAAGATAAGGTTGTATTTATTATACCTTCCACATCGCGTAATATGAATTACGAAAATGTAGCATCTTGTTCCTTAATAAATATTTTATACGAATCTTTGAAAAAACTAGATATTTCTAGGTATACATTTATCATAGGAATAGATGACGATGATGAATTTTACAACAAAAACATTGATGAATTGAAATCTACTTTACCAAATAATTTTCATTTTCATTTTCTAAATAATTATGATAAAAGCTATGTTTGTATAGTAAATCAATTAGCAGATATAGCCATCAAACAATATGATGCCGAATATTTGTATGTTTTTGCTGATGATTTGAAAGTATATGAATTGGATTATATTAATAAATTTATTGAATGGTTTAAACAACACGACAATCTCAGTTTAGGTTGGGGTATTGATGAGGGAAATCATAGAATTTGTACACATCCTTTTTTAAGCAAAAACCACGTGAATTATTTGGGATATTTTTATCCTTCTACGATAAAAAATTGGTATTGTGATGATTGGGTTACTTCAGTATACGAAAAATTAAATCGCGTAGTAAAATCAGATAAATCGGTAATACATAATGCAATTATAGCTACAGATGTAAATAGGTATAATATAGTTAATATTGAAAAAGAAAAAATGGATCAACTAGTAAATGATGCTGTAAATATATTATCAAATCATATATAAATTATTTCGTTACTCTAAATACGATAATCTTGTAAAAACGTATCGAATGTTACGATACTTTTTTTATATTCCTCTTCTCCTCGTAGACCACTTTCAATCATATTTGAGAACCCGCGAACATCGGAAAATTTTATAGTAGAACTAATAATTTGATAACCAGGAACTGAATTTCTCTCGACGACAATAGGAGAACGGATAAAATAATAAGGTTCTTCGTATTTTCCACCCATAACTAACCATTTCACGTCTACCATCATTGATTTCAATGGCTTTTCGGAGAAAATAACAACAGGAAGATTCATTTTATTAGAAAATACCCAAATATCTAGATTAGTCAAATAATATTCTTCGCTTTTGATGATCGTTTCCAAATCTGATATACCACTTTTTATTTTTTTTACAATATCAACTTTGCCTTGTATCATTAAAATATCTTCTATTTTAACACTATTTTCGGTCCATATTTCTGAGTAAGCGGACCAAAGCAATTGTTTTATTTCATTGATATTGTGATATTTTCCCGTTTTTTCGTATAAAATCATCATTAATAAATAGAAACTACAATAAGGTTGTCGATTTAATACTATTTCTTTTACAGTTTTTGGTAATATTTGTTTCCAATAACTTTCTGCATTGCCATATACTTCGCGAATTTCTTTGATGCATTTCGCTTTTTCTTCATCGAAAGCGCCCGAAACACCAGATATTTTATTTTTCATATCATAAATATTTGTATTTATATAACTCTGAGATTCCACTGGTTCGGCAAAATCATAAGTAATATTTTTCACATATCGATCCATTTGAAATGGTTCCAAGTTCTCGAAATATTCATTGGTTAACAGAGATTGCAAGAGAATGAACTCATCATCATTGATTTTATAATTCGTGTTACTAATATTCAAATATATTTTGGGCTCAAACATAAAAGATCGAATGCGTTGATAACGTATTAATTCATCAGCTATTCTACCAAAATACAATTTTTCATTTTGCGTACCAGTAACCAAATGCAACTTTGGTATTAAAATACTGCAATTTTTATCTTCTTGGATCAAGCAAAGTTCTTTTGATTCTGTGTTTTTGTTCTCACCAATATCCAGATAATCATCCAATAATTCTTCGGGTATATTTTCAACAAAATCAACATTGTTTTTACATAATTTACGGAGAATGGCTTCTGCATCTTTCAATTTATTAACATAAGTATAATTTGCGCTATTTACAATTCGGAGCAATCGACTACGTAATGAACGATTTTGAAATTGATTCAAAAGAGCACGGATTGTGCTGCGAAATGTATTGTATATTTTAGTTTCCAACATGATATTTTTAATCATTATAATGCGAGCATTGTCGCCTTCATTATGAGCGGTTAATACTTTATCCGCATCAAAAAAATTTGTACCTTCTAGTTGTTCGAGACCATCATTTTCTATGTTTTCTGAAGGAGGAAAAATTTGCACAAATTGGTTCGTTTCGGTAAGAATACCAATAACAACGTTGTTCTCAATTACCTTCATTTTTGGAGAACAAGGCAAACCCGATTTCTTCGAAATATCCATCAGTTCGTCGCGTGTAAAACGATAATCTTTCCAAACATTACTTTCCATGGAAACAGTTTGAATTCCATCAATTTGTGCTGAAGGAAAAGACGGAACAAAAACACCTTGTTCACCCGATGGTTTACTTACAACAAGTCCAATTATTTTACTTTGATAATTTATAACTTGATGACTAATATTAAAATCGGTTTTTTGCAGGACATCGACCATTTGATCAACCGGCAAATTCTGTTTAAATTTATATACTTTCGGCATACTAGGCAATGGAGAACAATAATTATTCATCGAATTTTTGATAGCAGCAAAGGTGTTTTTAATATTTTTCATTACATTTTCTTCACGGAACGATTTTTTTATAATGATTTTGTTCTCTTTCAATTCATATAAATAAATGGGTTCATAGAATTCTTCGCGTTTCAATAATAAAATACTATCTTTCAAAGATGAGAAATGATTTTTAGAATACGAATTCACTGGACACAAAATTTCTACTTTGTCTGTTATATCATTGTCAACCAAGTTCAAAATGACCAAATTAAATCCATTACTAAAAAGTGCTTGGTTTTTACTAGTAATAACATCCCATAAATAGGTATGATCAATTCTCGCATTTTCATCTTGTAAATATGCCAAAAAGTTCTCAAAAGATGAGACCGTATCTTCCAAAAAATCGAATTGTGACTCTTTTGACGTATCCAATGATTTATAAAATTCAGTTGCTACATATTTTTGCATGATATCTACACCGAGTTTTCTTTTTTTCGTTTTGAAAACAGAAGGCAGTGAACCATTGTTATATTTTAAAAACATATCCAAGGTAATAGATTTGGCGATAATAGAACGCATTTCTGAAATGTTCGGCAAATCAATATTTTTCTGAGATGCATAAATATCTGCCAAGCAGCCGATAAAAGATTGTTTTACCGACTGTTCCACTCCATAACGCAGCAAAACAGGGACATTCATACGAATTAACGCTGGATTATTTTTTGTAATCACTTTGTTATGATTGATTTGGAAAAAACGCTCGACGGCCGGTGGTAAAAATCCGAATCTTTTTTGCCGCAAATTTTTATCAAACCCAACGATATAATATGCATTTTGTTTGTCTTCTTTTTCTTCTGGTTCTTTTGTTGCTTCTGGATTGGAACATTGTTCTACGCGACCTTTTCGTTTTTCAGAATTCCAGTTACTATAACAGCATGGAAGACAATAACCTTCTTTGTTCAACTCGTCACGAAAACCAGGATTATGTGTTACATAATTACCCTCCTTATTTTTATGATATTTATCATCCGTGAATTCATAGACATAGGCACCTTTGGGTATCTTTTTAGCATCTTTGGGGATAATTGTTCCACACATACCGGAATTGACTTCTTCTTCAGTAATGCTACTATTTGTCAGTAGACACCAATAACGAGGACAGATGTAATAATATGGATTATTTGGATCAGTTCCGTATTTGATAGCTTGATCATATGAACCAGGATGATTTTTATCGATATCATCCTTTTCTGACTGAGTTAAAATAACAGGTTGTTTATTGTAATTACTAGGACAGGCCTGTGCATAAGAATTAAAATTCTTTTCTGCTTTTGTCATGAACAATTTGGGTTCGAGTCGTTTCATTTTTCCGAAAAAAATATTGGTTTTGCTGAATGGTTTACCATCGAGAAGTTCTTTATCAATGGCTCCGGCGCCTCCTTCCATTTCGTCAAAAATAAGACCTTCGTCTTCCTCTTCCTCTGCAGATTTTTTTTCAGGCATAACAAAAGTAGATGTTAATGCGTTTTCTTGTATGTTTTCTTGGATTGTACCATCTATACTAGGTTCAAATTCGGCTTCTTCTTCGTCTGGTATATACCCGATTTCATCCGAATCAAAATCATCTGTTTCAATATATCCTTGATCTTCATCGCCATTATCATCTTCATCTTCTTCTCCAGGAAGGAGCAATTTATTTCCAAACGTAATGGGTTGAATTAAAGCAGCCGCCGCTGCACTAGCAACAATAATATTTTTAAGATGAGATTCATCTACGTTTTCATCGAGTCGCGTGCACATTTGTTTCATTTTACTAGCAGATATTTTAATGGATTCAGGAAATTGTATCATGCGAATAAAACTATCGACATATATATCGAGAACATCAATGTATTCAATTGCATTAATATTATCTACTTCTACGATGACCCTTTTTTCAAAAGGTAATACACTCAATGTGGTCTCAAACCCCGGATTTTCGGCTATTGTAAATGCTTTGTTTACAAATGCACCCTGTATGCGAGTATGCATATTCAAAAATTTGGAAATTTGAATAAGTGCATCATTCTCCGTCAATTGATAATTTTTCACCAAACTTTCGACAACAGCACGCTCGCTATTGGTCTGTGTATAAATTTCATTGATAATTGCGTTCATAGCATCCATTTTTTGAAAATTAGATACTCTTTTGAACCGCAACAAAGCTTTTTCGGAAACATTATCATCGATGATGTCAAAAATACTAGTAAGACATCCCGATTTCTCTTTCAAATCGACATCTCGCGTTTTTTCCAACATGGCTTTGTATTTCAAATGTACGAATTCAATATTGGGCGCTGAAAAGGTTTCGAATTCATCAATAATATAACCAGTTTTATCCAAGAAGTGGTTCATCGTACGAACCAATGGATTATAATTTTCAATTATAAAATTGAACATTTCGCTTTTTGAAAGCGGTTTACCTAGCGTACAATGTAAATGAATATCTCCATTATAGTCGATATCAACGAAAAAATCATGAATGGCAGCGTTAAATGTACATTGCTGATAAATAGACATTTGACGAGATTTACCCGTGTTTTTCGATAAATTCATGATAATATTTTTCGAAAGAAATGGAATACGCTTTCCGAATTTATTGGTTTGAGTGGAATATAGACGATAAATATTTTCCTTACGAGAACCCGGGTTGAATTTAATGAATGGCGACGTAGAGGTAGCATGAATATTTTTGAAAATGGCGTCCAAGGGCATGATTGTTTTGGAATTAGGATGAATAACAATATTAAAATAAGTAACCCCCCGTTCTAAATAAGGAATTTCCATTTTTTTTGTATAGGCAATATTATAAAACATATCAACAGTTTCATAGAGTTTCAATGTCTTTTTCTGAATCAGGGTTTTATTATTCGCCAAAAGAGCAGGTCGGTTCTCTAAAAAATCTGCTTTTTTCACAATATCATTATTGAACAATAGTGGAAAATAGGTTTGTGTAATAAAATTTTCTTGAATATGATTATCTACAGCATAATCGAATACATCGGAAGCCAGGGTCAAATAAAGAGTATTGTTCTCGTAATCACCGAAATAAAAAACTAATTGGTTCTCAAATTCGACAAAAGGATTGTCTGGATTCGGTTTGTATAGAATTTCCGCATTTTGAGATAATAGAAACGGATTCGACGAGAACAAAAAATTCATATTGCGTGTAAATTTCTGTCCTACAGATACAGGGACATCCAACGGTTTTTCGTGAATGCCAAATCCTACCAAATCGTCGTAAGAATAAACATCTTTGCGATTGAATTCATTCACGATCGATTGAGGCAATGACAAATTTTTGAGAACTTGCAAAAGCATAGCATGATTAAAATCGTATTTTTCATTATTCGTTATTTCTTGATACATCCTTTGAAGATTGATCTTTTGTTGCACGTAAGAAAACAAGTAAATTTCATCATAAGTGAGAACATCGAGTCCAAATTCCTGAATCAACTTTTTCTTCAAAACACGTATAGAATCATCTTTGTGGATTTGCTGATTTGAATATTTGATAGTCACGTTATAAATAGATATTTCTTCCAGTTCTATTTCGCTAAATAATTCTTTTGTTTCATAAATGGCTTCATTTGAACCCTGAAAAACATAGACCGTTTTCTTTTTTCCTTTATTATCGAGTAAAAAAACTTTTACTATTTCTTGTTTCGGTATTATTTCCATGAATATACAATTAACGAGTATTTTAATATGGTTTTGGAAGATAAAATATTATCTGCGTTTATTTTATAACACGATGAAACGAGCATTATTGATAGGTATTGACTACTTGTCAATTCCTTCGATTACGTTAAATGGTTGCGTTTATGATGTTATTAATGTAAACAATGTATTAAGGGATGCATATGATTATGACAGTATTATAATTTTACGAGATGATATTAATAACCCGAGTACAATGCCAACCAGAGCCAATATTATAAATAATTTATTAGCTTTAGCCAAACAATCGGGCCCTTTAGATGAAATTTGGGTTCATTACAGCGGACATGGTTCTCAAATCCGGGATAAAAATAATGATGAAGTTTCTGGAATGGACGGTATTTTGGTTCCGGTAGATTATCAAACCCAAGGTTTTATTCTCGACGATGAATTATTGAGTATAATAAAAACATTTCCTTGTAAAACAATGTTGGTTTTTGATTGTTGTCATAGTGGAACTGTTTGTGATTTACCTTGGTCATTCCAGTACATTTCTCCCACAAATACACTAAAAACGAAAAATAACAATGTTTCCATTACGAATCCGAATATTTTTATGTTCAGTGGTTGCAAAGATAATCAAACCAGTTCGGATATTTTTGTTAGTTCGGATAAAACTGCACAAGGTGCTTTTACAAATGCACTCCTATCTGGACTCAGATATTTCCGTCATAATGTTTCGATCAATCAATTATATCAATATGTTTGTACATATTTATCATCCAATAAATTTGCCCAGATTCCCATTCTATCCAGTAGTTCTCAAACACCTTCCTATAATTTTACGAGGGCAATTGTGCCTTCTACGCCAGTTTCTGTAGTGGCTAATTCGACTAGTGCGGTAATTCAAAAAAATATGAAGTCCGTCATGATTACAAATTAGATATAGCAAAAGTTTTGATCACTGATGACAATTGAATAATTATATATGAATAATATATATTATTATGGAACAAAATGGTCAAAATACTCCACCTGCAATGGAAGAAGCTCCTTTGCCTCCAAATATAACTCGAAGGAGGACAAGAAGGATAACAAGGAGAAGGACCGAACCTACGGAAGCAGAAGCGGACGCACTAATGGCGCCAATACCACGACGACCAGCAGTACCATATTTAGAACAATTGCTTGGGCAACGAGCAGTAGAAGGACTTGATCCAAATGTAACTGTAAGAAGACAACGAGCACCGCGTGCTCCTCGCGCACAAACCATTATTGCCGAACCAATTCCTTTTGTTCTTCCAGACACTCCTCCTCCTGCTCCTCAACCAGCAGATGATGTAAACGAATTATTAGGAGATTTTCGTCAGTTTATGAATAATTTGGAACAAATAAGATTACAACAT